ATACAGATATTGCTAAATTCTTACGTGCAACAACAGTTGACTTGCCCGGATAAATAACACTGTAGGATAACAAAATGACAGATAAATTACATGAAAATAATGGTATAATTGTGCAAGGGCATATAAAAATATTTGACCCTGAGACACAAGAAGTTTTTATCAATAAACGCAATGCAATTCATTATGAAAACATGAGTATTGCACTTGCAGAAAGTCTTGCCAATGCAGGTCAAGGCTGGATATATGAAATGAGTTTTGGTAATGGTGGTACTTCAGTAGATCCTACAGGTATAATTACATATCTAACTCCAAATTCAACAGGAACAAATGCAAGTTTATACAATCAAACATATACAAAAGTAGTAGATGATAACAGTATTAACAATCTTGATCCTGTGAGAAATAAAATTGAAACACGTCATGTAAGTGGTACAAACTACACAGATGTTTTGGTAACTTGTTTGTTAGACTACGGTGAGCCTAGTGGTCAAGACGCTTTTGACACAGCAACAGATGCAAATAGTTTGTATGTATTTGACGAATTAGGACTAAAGAGTTGGAATCCAAACGGTGAAGGAAATTTGCTTACACATGTTATCTTTCACCCTGTACAAAAAAGTTTAAACAGATTAGTCCAAATTGATTACACTGTTAGAATACAAAGTCTAAGCGGACTGGCTGAGGAATAGTAAATGGCATACGAGATAGCGTATACAGATCAGGCAAATAAAGGTACTATCACAATTGAAGATAGAACCATAAATCAGGAAACTTCTTTAAGTATTCCTGGTAGAAATGAAACTGCATACGGTCCTGCCATTGCAACTAATTTCTTACACTTATTAGAAAACTTTGCTGCACCAACAGAACCAGCAAGACCAGTTGAAGGTCAATTATGGTATGATTCAACACCTGGTATTGAACTACTTAAAGTGTATGATGGTACTAACTGGATACCAAGTGGTGGACTTAAAAAAGCAACAAGTGAACCAGACGCATCACAAAGTCAAATAGGTGATCTTTGGGCTGATACAGATAATCAACAACTGTATTTGTATACAGGTTCAGGTTGGGTTTTAGTTGGTCCTGAATTTAGTGATGGGTTATCTACAGGAGCGTCACCTTTAAGTGTAATAGGCACAGACGATCAAACCTACAATGTTCTACAGATTGAAGTAGATGCTGCACCGGTAGCATTAATTAGTACACAGAGTTTTACACCCAAAGTTGTTATTCCGGGATTCAGCACACTACAACCTGGAGTAAATCTTTCAACTGCAAATATTTCGGGCGACGGTCCAGCTAAATTTTATGGTACAGCAGAAAAAGCAGAAGGTTTGATTGTAGGCGGTAATACTATTGCAGCAGGTAATTTCTTAAGAGGTGACACTACTAGTACTACTTCATTTCCTATAAATGTTCAAAACAATACTGGTATAAACTATGGTATCAATGCTGAAATGAATATTGGTATTGAGGGAAACACAGGAATTATAAGACATAACATTGCTGGATCAAGTGTTGACGTGCAAGTTAAAAATGATGGTTTACTTAAAACTGCTCTTAGAATAGACAGTAGTTTAAGAGTAGGTATAAACAATGTTGCTCCAGACGAAGCTCTTGATGTTACAGGAAATATCCAAAGCAGTGGATACATAAATGTTAATGATACAACTCAAAGTGATACTTTCGGTACAGGTAGCATTGTCACACTAGGTGGATTAGGTGTAGCAAAAAATGTCAATATTGGCGAAAATCTAGGTGTTACAGGTACTGTAACAACTACACAAGTGTTACCAGATCAAAACAATACCCGTAACATAGGTAGTGCTTCACAGAAGTATGCAAATATGTTTGCAACAACATTTGTAGGAAATTTAACAGGTAACGTAAGCGGAACTGTAAGTGGTAGAGCGGGCAGTGCAGATAAGTTAACATCTGCAAGTACACTTAGAATTACAGGTGATGTAGCTGCTCCTGATGTTGTTTTTGATGGTCAAACAGGCGGAAGCACAAAAATATTTACAACTACTATCAGCAATCAAATAGTAGCTGGAAAAACTAGTGTTAGTCAATCACAAGCAGATGACGAATTTTTAATTAATAGAACAAGCGGAGATACAGGACTTAAGAAAATTTCTAGGGTAAACTTACTTGCCGCGGTTCCAAGAACCCCTGCAGGATTGATTGCTCCATTTGCTGGTGCCTCAGCACCAAGTGGTTGGTTACTATGTGATGGAAGCGAAGTTGACAGAGCATCTTATAGTGCATTATATGATGTAATAGGAGATACTTACAAAGCAAGCCCTACACCAGGAAAATTTGGTTTACCGGATTTAAGAGGTAGAATGCCTATTGGTGCAGATAATATGGGAGGCACTAGTGCAGATGTTGTTACAGCAGCATCAGCAGATGTTATAGGTGCTAAAGACGGCAATGAAGAAATTAATATTGCAGTTGAAAATTTACCAGAACACGAACATGATCTAAGAGGTGATAGCGGAGATCAATATTACGCAGTTAGAGACGTAAGCGGAACACCAAATGACAACGAAGCAATCGTTTATGATTCTCCAACAGGAACAGGAGCAGGTCAAGCATATCCTAATAGTGGTGGTATCTTAACAGATGCTACACTTGGCACTGCAATTAATATTATGAATCCTACTATCACAATCAATTACATAATTTATACAGGAACATAAAATGAGTTATAGACTAAACAGAACAGATGGACAATTACTAGTTGATCTAACAGATGGTATTTTAGATACCACTACAACAGATATAACTCTTATCGGAAAAAATTATAAAGGGTTTGGCGAGTTTATAAATGAAAATTTTATTAAACTTATGGAAAATTTTGCATCAACCAGTCAACCTGCCAATCCAATGGTTGGACAATTATGGTTTGACAAGCAAGATAACAGACTTAAAATTTATGATGGAACAAGTTTTCGACCTGCTACTGGAAGTGTAGTAAGTAGTACTCAACCTAGCAATTTAAACACTGGTGATTTATGGATTGATAATGAAAATAATAAATTATATATTTGGGATGGAACAGATCTAATACTTGTAGGACCAGAATATAGTGCAAGCCAAGGTAAAAGTGGTTTTGAAGTTGCAAGTCAATTAGATACTACAGATGTGCAACGCACTATACTAAAATTATTTTTAGGTGATACCCTTGTTGGAGTTTATTCACCTGCAACCTTTTCAATTCCAGTTACACTTGCTATTCCAGGTTATCCTGTAGATCCTACAGATTCACTAGGAAGACAAACACTAAAGCAAGGATTTAATCCTGTAAGCGAAAATTTTAAATGGAATGGCAGAGCAACTAGTTCTGAAGGTTTAATTAATGATGCTGGAGAAACAAAAACTGCTGAGAATTTTTTACCTACTGATGCTAACGGAGTAACAACTGGTAGTTTAAGGATTAAAAACAGTGCAGGGCTTAGTGTTGGCGTTGGTGATACAGAATACTTAATTGCAAAAATAGTAGGTACTACAAGCACTCTTGAAACACAACAAAGCAATAGAGACTTTGCTTTAAGAGTACGATCAGGAAGTAGTTTTAAAAATGCCATATATGTTGACTCAAGCGCAGATTACATAGGATTGTGGAATACATCACCTACAGCATCTTTGGATGTGACAGGAACAGGAAAAATTTCAGGAGATTTAACTGTAGGCGGAAATCTTACTGTAGAAGGTGATAGCACATTCCTAAACACAACAACTTTACGTGTAGAAGATAAAAATATAGAATTAGCCCTATTAGATGACAGCACAGAAGGAAATGATGCACAAGTTGATGGCGCAGGTATAATTGTTAGGAGCTCACAAGGGTCTAAAGATTTTACATGGACTCAAAGTACAGCAAGTTGGACATCAAACCAAGATATTGATATACGTTCTAATCCAACAAATAGTGTTGCACACTTAAAAATTGACGGAACTGATGTTCTTAGCAAAACAGAATTAGGAAGCACAGTTACTACAGCTAGTGGTATAACAAGTTTAGGAACACTGTCAGAATTAACTGTAGATGATATAAATTTGAATGCTGCAACTATTACTAGAATAAATGGTACAGGCTTAAACATTGTTGCAGGCGGAAATATAAGTATTGATTCACAAAAAATAACTGGTGTAGCTGATCCTACGTCTGCACAAGATGTTGCAACTAAAGCATACGTTGATACAGAAATAGCAAATGAACCAAGACATGTGACTATGGATATAACAGGATTATCTGACCCAAGTGCAATTGGAGCGTTTGACGGTGTTAGTAATTTTGGACCTCAAGACAGTATTAAGAATTTACTTACAAATTTACTAGATCCTACTACACTAGAAAATGGTACAACTTGTTTTGTACTAGCAACTTCTTTTACCGGATCAACAGTATCTGGAATAATCATAGATGTTACAGAAAATCCTGATACTAGTGGAGTTCTTACAAAATCACTTATTGCAGTTGATAGCAATGGTACACAGAATGAAAGTGTGGTAGAGGACATTGTAGCTAGTAATACTGCATCTGGAACAGTAAATTTGACAGCAACAAGGTATATTTACGAATATCAAACCGGAGGCGGTGTATGGGTTTTCCAAAATGCTACGCTGCAAACAGTAACATAATGCAAAATGCGATAAATAATTGTAATGCATAATAGGGGTAAAAAATGGCATATACTATAAACAGATATAACAGTACCCAGCTTACAGTGGTCGAGGACGGTACACTAGATCAAACTACAGATCTAAAACTGGTCGGAAAAAACTACGCTGGATATGGTGAAATTCAAAATGAAAACTTCGTGTTTTTGCTTGAAAATTTTGCAGGTGGTAATGCACCTCCAAAAGCACTTAACGGTCAAATATGGTTTGATTCAACAAACAGTAAATTAAAATTTTATGATGGCTCAAAATGGCGTACTACTGGCGGAGCAGAAGTAAGCGGCACTACCCCAGCCGGTCTTTCTGAAGGTGATTTTTGGTGGGACACAAATAACGAGCAACTATATGCCTACAACGGTACTTCTTTTGTCTTAGTAGGACCACAAGGAATAGGTGAAACAGTAACACAGTTCCAAAGTGCAAGCATAAGAGACAACACAGGTACATCAAGATCTGTAATTAAAAGTGTTGTAAATGATGAAGTTATACATATTATAAGTAATACTTCTTTTACAATAGGAACAGAAGATGCTTCAAATTATCCGGGTTTTGATGTTGT